CGCGCAATAAATCGTTACGCAATAAATTATAAATAAAATTAGCATTGGGATGCCTTTTGTTTAGAAGCTTCTTGTGATTTAGCCCGGCAATCTTTACAACGAAATCTTGGAAAACTTGTACCGCCTACAAGAGATTTACGTTGCTTGCAGGACGTACAAAACCGCTCTAAGTACAAAATACTGGTCATCTGCGCATCTCCCGTAGTACAAGTTCTGCATAACCGCTAATGTCAGTCCAGCTATCTTCGTAAGTACTGTTACCGCTGGCAACAATTCGCGCCATTTTGTTGGCAATCAGTTCTAAGGCTTCACGTTGGTATGCAGGTAGCTGCGACCAACCGCTAGGCATGTGCAGGGCATTACTTAGTGCCTGACTTGCTGCGGCCACGGTAGGGAATCTCCCGTACACTGTCTCCCTCTGGTCGAGGATTTGGCTTATCGTCATCGGCTCCGGGTACTCGTTCATAGTCATTACACCACCACATTTCTCTAGTCATAACTTCGTGTGATTTTTCACACATTAGTCGTTTTCCGTTCCAAGACGAAAACCGACACCATTTACAAAACATCAGTGCAACCTAGTCATCTGTTCAATGATGTGATCCACCATCGCCAAAAGCGTTTGCTCAGTGCCAAAGTGCATTACAAATTCACGTTTAGACAATGCTAAAGATGGCCCATACATCGCTTCTGCCTCCATCCGTGTCATACCGTCTGGTAACAGCCCTCGATGGTGATAGGGGCAAAGGGGAATCGTTGCTTCATCCCCATTACCTCCACGATGTTTCCGATAGCCCTTGCTAATTATGTGATGTATGTCTGCCTGAGATTCGATTTCCTCCATCAGGCAAGCAATACAACCAATACGTTGCAAGCGATCAAATCGGCGTTGACGTTTATCCACTGATCTCGCCTGTTTCGCTGTTAACGAATTCTTCGACCAGACCGGCTACTGCCACTTGTGTTCCTACTGGGAACATACGCGCAATAAGCCCGGCATAAACTTCATCGGCATACATAATCACCTTAATCTGGCGATTTTTCTGCTGACTATAGCCGCCAACTTCGGCTTGAAATACAAGTTCTTTGTTCATGTGTCACCTTAGAATGGAAATTTATCGTCAAATTCAGGCTCAGGTTCTTGTTTTGTAATTAACTGTTTTGCCTTAAATGCCAACGATAAAAAACGACCACGAACTGACTCTTTAGACCAACCGCTGATCCAAAAGTCATTTGGCTTGTTGCAGTGCTGGCAAACAACATTCATGCTGCCGGATGAATCTGGATGATTGGGCTGGGTCTTGCGATCGTTTTTACCCAATGTGCCTGTATTTTCTTTCATAAAATTAACCTCTATAAGATTCTAAAACTAATAACTTCATACGCATTTCATCTGTAAATCTTCTAACTTCTGGTTCTAATAACTCTCCTATCTTTACTCGCTTAACAAACAACTGTAGATTTTCTGGCAAACGTGGATCAAAACTAACAAAGTCGCACCATTCACGCTGGGTGCATTCCATCTGCCACTGCATTTGCAGCATGTAACGGGTTGGGACATTTCCGCTGCTAATGGTGTCCAAATGCGTAATGGTTGACGGGCATTTGATTTCGATCAACCCATCCTCCACTAAACCGTCAGGACTAGCACCGGCCAATCCCTCCATGCGTGGATGCTCGATCATGCCGACTTCGGTGACTTCGCGGTCGTACTTAAAAATGTACGCAGCACGGGCCTTGGCTTCGTTGTCTTTACCCCATTGCATAGCGGCAGTGGTAAAAGACTCGTTAGGACGGCCTGTAAGCCTCTCAGCAATGAGTTCACCCATGTAGCTATACCTAGATGCACCCCAGCCAGTTTTGGTCTTGGCTAGAACGTCTCCAATACGACTAGCCGTAACCTTACCAAGTCGGGCTTGGAACCATTCATCGCTGCCTTGGATCATTTCTGCACCTTTTTTTCTAATGCTGATACGGCATCGTTGTATTGGTTGGCTGGCAATTGATTAACGCTGGCAACACCCAAATACTTCAAAAACGCTGTTTTATTAGATTTTGTTTCTGTCAGCAGCTTTTCAATTACAGCTTGTTGATCGGCATTGATATAGGTCACGGTACGACCTACAGCAGCCTCTCCATCGTCATCGTGGTCACCCACAATGTTCATAGCGGCCATAGCGGAAATTCGGCGAGCGTATGTAATCGAACTAGCGTAGCCCTGCGCATCCATCTTGGTTACTGGCAGCGTCAATGGCCCATAAGACAACATCTGGCCGCTTTTATGAATTAACACTGTTTCACATGAAACAGTCCCCTCAGCGGTTGTCAGGTTTTGAATAAACGCAATACCGTGTTTTGCCAGCACTGGGACAATGGCATTACGCACTGCTGCAAGACTTGCGTACTGGTTTTTAAAATGCGGGTTTTTGGCATCGAATACCGGATTCTGCATTTCTAACTGAGCCAGTACTAATGCGCTGGCAATTTCTTTGATGTCGCTCATTACTTATTTCTCCAAGCTAATGCAAACAGGATTGCTGATAAAACAAAAAAATAAACTGCTAATTCGTTATAAAACGCGGTATCCATTAGATTTCTCCGATCATTGGAATGCCATCGTGGAACATAGAAAATGAAGATTCATCGTCACGCATGGTGTATCCAATGTGATACAACTCCTCCTGAGCGGCCTGACGTTGTGCATAGTCAGATTCAGCTTGAACAGCCTGTTGACGCTCGTATTGGATCATTGTGCAGATGTATTCTTCTTCGGCGGTAACGCCAAGCTGATTAAAATAATCTTCAAGCACTACGCGATTGCGGTGCTTCCATGTGGAGAACCACATATCGGAATTGTCGAATACTGGGGTTTCTACAGCCTCAGCACGGACATTAAGGTCGGTCTTGATCTGGTCGCGTTTGATATATGTTGCGATGTTCATCCTATTTCTCCGGTAAATTCTGCCAGCAATCTGCTGGTGTGGAAGCATATTAACCCAGCTTAACTGGGTATGCAACAATTATTCTGCTTGTTTACGCAAAAACATTGGAATGTCATCGTTTTCAAGCACTGGCGCGGACAGTATATGGATGGCTTTACGCATTACTGATGCGGCCAGAGTAAGCCGGGCGGCCAGTTCTGTACGCTCTGTAGCATCTGCGCAAGCCTCTAAACTAGAAATTTGGTTCTGTAATTCACTAACAATTTGTGGGTGCATTTGGTTGCTCCTGTGGTTTAACTTAGCCGAATTTAATCCAGCTTAACCAAATATGCAACCTTTTTAGTTGACAAAGACAAAAATGTCCGCTAAGTAGCACGTTAAGGAGACTTACATGACCAAACTTGAAGCAATCGCATGGGCTGGTAGCGCAGCCAATTTAAGCAAACTGATCGGCGTATCCAGAGCCGCCATTACCCAGTGGAAAGCAGTGCCAGAACTGCGCCAGTGGCAATTACAGCAGATCAGCGAAGGCAAATTGCAAGTTGATCCACAGTTAGCGGAATCTGTCCGTCAGCAATGAAAATACCTATCACCCACGATCTGAGACTACTTGCCTCGGTCTGGGGTGGGTTCAGAACTTTCGTTTCCCGTTCGGGAAATGTCAAAGATGCCAAGGTTGGCCCGCAATCAGGCGCGGATGCAGATATTGACGGTATTTTAGGCGAATTAGCGTTTTGTCAGGCATTTAACGTTTGGCCCGACTTAGGGCTGCATTCCCGATCGGGAAGTTATGATTGTCTGGTAAAGGGTAAGCGCATAGACATTAAAACAACCCGCCGGGCTGATGGCCGCTTGCTTTGTAGACTTAAAGATAATCCTGACGTTGACATTTATGTGCTGGCCCTACTGAACGACAACGCTGTCACGTTTGCTGGTTGGGCATATAAGCACGAACTTTGTAAGCCTGAGAATATCCGTAATTTGGGCGGGCATGGTGATGGTTACGCACTGGATCAAAGCCAGTTAAGAAAAATACAAATTGACCGACTTAGCTGAAATTGCCAAAGCTACTAAAGCATTAGTAGAGCGAGGCGAAACCATATTCCAAGCCTATCGTTTTGGTGACAACGATTTGCATCACCTATGGCGTATGTTGTTGTGGGCTGATCTACCTAAAGATTGCAACTTGATTGACATGGGTTGCGGGGTAGGTACTGTGACTTATGTTTGGTCGCAATTCAGACCTGATATACGCATTACATTAGTTAATTTAAGCCCTGAACAGATGGCGTACATAGACCATCCCAGAAAGCATATTTGCGACATGACATCGGTTCCAGAACCAGATAAATCGTTTGATGCTGCAATATGTTTGTTTGCTATCGGCCACTGCGACCAAGCCAAAGCACTTAAAGAAATGGCTCGGTTAGTGAAGCCTGACGGAATTGTGTTTGTATTTGACATGATTGGCGGTAATGACCGAATCAAGGAGCTGGCATACACCGTAAATTCTCGTGAGGAAATGGAGCGTAAAGCTACAGAAGCCGGGCTAACGCTTGACCTATACATTGAGCCTACTGACAGGAATGACTACGGCAGACGGACTCTAGGAAAAGATTTTGATAATTATTTTTCCCAGTGCAAACCTGCTATTTGGCGGTGGCGAAAGTTGTTGACAGCCACAAATGAGATAGAATAGGCTTCAGTTGCGGCTTGGCAGGTCTGATCCACCTGTGACAGTAGGTCTCTCACCTTCCTACGCGCCGCGATTCTTTAAGGTGATTTGGTAATTGGTGAACTATGGCACGAATCCGTACTATTAAACCTGAATTCCCTCAGTCCGAATCTATGGGCAGGGTAAGCCGTGAAAGCCGGTATTGTTTCATTCTTCTTTGGACTCTCGCAGATGATTCGGGGAGGCTTCGCGGGAATTCGCGAATGCTCGCGAGCCTTCTATACCCCTATGATTTGGACGCTGGAAAGTTAATCGACAAATGGTTAAGCGAACTTGAGCATGAGAAGTGCTTAGTGCGTTATGCAGTTGAAGATGATACATACATACAAATCTCTAACTGGTTGAAACATCAGAAGATTGATAAACCTTCAGCAAGCAAAATACCTGCATTCACCGAAGATTCGCGAATCCTCTCGAATCCTCGCGAACGTTCGTGTGAGGATCTAGGATCAAGGAAGGGATCTAAGGATCAAGGAAAGGATCAAGGAAAAGATCAAGGAAAGGATCTAACTTGTATCGCAAGCGACACAGTACAAGAACCAAATTTATTTCTGGAAGTTCGTCAAAGATACCCAAAGAGAGGAGGCAGCCAGAAGTGGGGAGATGCTGAGAAGGCATACAACGCACGGTTGCGTGAAGGGCATACCCACGAGGAAATTTGCTGGGGTATAGATCGTTACACCAAGTTTTTGACGATAACTGGTAAGTTGGGTTCTGAGTATGTCCAAATGGCTTCTACATTCTTGGGGCCGAATAAAGGCTTTTCGGAGTTATGGCAGACACCTGAAGAACCCAAAGGCATGAGACAGTTATCGGCAGTAGAAAGAGTTGAGTTAGCAATTAGCAAATCAAGAGGTGAGAGAGATGAACGAGTGGTCGGCGAACAATCAGGAACGGGCTTTGCAAGTTTGGAAGAACTTATGCGAAATGTTCGGTAGTAAATTTAATTCCAATTACGGTGACAAACCGTCCCAGATGTGGACGGTAGCTATAAACGGATTCAAAGAGCATGAGATTCAGCGTGGCTTGCGTAAGCTGCTGCATAAAGGGTCTGGCACACCGCCAACACTTCCGCAGTTTGTGGCAGCTTGTAAATACTCTGAAGAAGAAGATCAAACACCAACACCATCTACTACAGCATTGCCTCGCATTGCCAGCCAATACGATGAACCTGTGTGGTGTCACGGCCAGAAGTGCTTGCTTGCGTTCTTGTGGAAATCAACCCGCAGCTACAGCACTGAGCAGGTGAAAGAGATGGTTGCCATCAAGAACAAAATAGTTAGTGACTTTAAGCAAATCTTGGCAGAAGATAACAGCTTAACAGGTAGGGAGATTCGTGATGCTTTGTTTGCTGCGTGGGGTAAGGTATGAGCGAATTAGATGTTAAAACTCAGCTTTGCAAATATGTGCTTTGGCAGCATAACAACGGCACAAGACAGTTATCACCAAGACAGTTGGGCAGTCCTTGGGACTGGATATTTAAAACACAGCAAATTATGAAAGATGGTGAAACTGTGCTGGCCTACGAATTAAAGGGCGTAAAAGTGCCGCAAGATGGCGAGCATAAAGCGCATACGTTTATGTTGGATGAGATCAGACTATGAGCGGCAAGGGCAGTAAACCAAGACCTATTAGCGTACCCAGAAAAAAGTTTGACGATAACTGGGATAAGATATTTAAGCCTAGGAAAAAGAAATGATGACAGGGCCTATGCGTTGCAAAACCTGCAAGGTATGCAACCAAGAAAAGACAATACGCAACTTTTACAAACATCCAACTACGTTAGATGGGTATTTTCACGAGTGTCGTGAATGTCATAAAAAAAACGTATCTGAAAACAAAAGCCTGAAGAAAGAGTATTACAACGCCAAGCAACGGCTAAGACAAAACGCACCAGAAGCAAAAGCCAAGCGTGCAGCTTACCGTGCTAGACCAGAAGTTAAAGCAATGTTGCACGAAGCGTATAAGTTTAGAAGAGTTAAGTTGGAAACAATAGGAAACAAAGCATGAGCAAAATGCAACGCACTAAAGGTGCTGCGGGTGAACGTGAGTTAGCAGGTATTCTTACGGATGTTATTGGCACTAAAGTTACCCGTAAACTGGGTCAAGCCAGAGATGGCGGTGACGACATACAAACCGGCAAGTTTAAATGGGAAGTTAAGCGCAGGGCTAAGATTTCTGTGTATGAATTTATGGATCAAATTACAGCAGCGTGTAAAGACGGAGAGACACCAGTGGTTGCGATGCGGGCAGATCACAAGGGTTGGCTTGTGATGATGCGATTGGAAGATGCACTGCCATTGATACAGGGTGAACTAATTGGAAAGTGAAAATTCAACTTACAGGGCAATGTGGAGTGCTGTACTGCTAACAGCACTTAACGATTGCAAGTTAAGGGACGTACCGTACCGTAAAAAGTGCGACAACCCCAGAGACTTACGACAGTGGGCTAAGGCATGGGTACGGTATCCCGGTGATGAACCGCAGACGTTTAACTGGGTCTGTGAAATGCTAGAGGTGTCAGCAGAGGCTCTTAGGGCGTATGCCCTTGAACCCAAAGCGCAACTGGGTGACAATCTAGTTAATATCAGACCGGTGCGTATCGGAAATGCCAAAAGAAAACTATGAAAAAGCTGTAGCGCAATTTGTTGCGGTGTTGTTCCATGCCGGAACGATTACCCATTTTATGCACTTGCAGACTAAGTCCTATGCACAACACAAAGCACTGGGTCACTTTTACGAAGATATTGTTGACCTTGCCGACAAATACGCAGAAGCCTATCAGGGCTGTTACTCGGTGATTGAGGAATATCCTACCGATTTTCACGCTGCTACTGACCCAAAAACCTACTTTCAAAGATTGAAAGTATATGTAAAAACCGCAGCTAAAACATTACCAGATGAGCCAAACCTGCAAAACACATACGCAGACATCCTTGATCTGATTGATTCCACCCTCTACATGATTAAAACCTTCGAGTAACACACTATGGGTATGTCTAATTTCCCCTTACCAATAGCAGGAAAGGTATTTGAAACTGTTAAAGATAAAACAGGTAGTCCATTGCCGATTGCTTCAAAATTAGCTGAATTGCTACAGAAGAAAGATGGCAAACAAACAAATGAAATGCCAATGTCTATGCAACGTCAACCACAGGGAGGCATGGCTGGCCCTAGTACAGATCAACAACAACAGAACATGCCTAGAGGCTTGCAAGTGCGATAATGCCTTACAAGCTGTCTGAAGCAAGAAAGGCAAGGATGAAGGCTTACGGAAAGGAAAACAGAGATAAATTAAGAATATCAGAATCAAGATACCGTCAAAATCTAAGAGCAGAAATGATCTTAGCCTACGGTAGAGATTGTAAACATTGCGGAGAAAGTAACCCGCTAGTATTAGTGCTAGATCATATATTTGATAACGCACAAGATGATCGTAAAAAAAACGGTCATAACGGTGGTTATCACATGTACAGACAACTGAAGGCAAAGGGTTGGCCGCAAGGCGAGTTACAGCTTCTTTGCCATAATTGTAATTTCATTAAGGAATACAAACGCAGAAATGCCCAGCGTATCTGACAAACAACGTAGATTTATGCAAGCCGCAGCACACTCACCAGAGTTTGCTAAGAAGGTAGGCATACCTATGGCTGTGGCTCAAGAATACAACCAAGCCGACAAGGGAAAGAAGTTAGCAAAAGCATTGGAGAAACATCGTGGCTAGTCTGGCTGAATTACTACAAGCACAACAAGATCAAGAAGAACAACTGCGTAGGATTACACAACTGCCGGGAATCAACCGTGCAACTGCACAAGCAGCACAGCTACAGAATCAACCAATGGCCGCTTCAGGCATGTTGAGACCTGCTGACCAGACTGCATTTGGTGAAATGCCACAACTTAGCCCACAAGAACTAGCCGCACGAGGAACCGCTACCGTACCGACTGTTAAATTCCAAAATTCTAACGTAGCAGGTGCTAACTTTGGTCGCACAGTTCCATATTATGCAGCTAAGGAATTGCAAGCTGCTGGTTGGGGTATAAGCCCAGAGATGATTAACGAATATAAAAAAGCAGGAATTAACAAATTGGTAACAGAGCGTGGCGGCAATACTGAAGTTGTTGTTGGACATGAAGGCAGCCATGACGTATTACCTGATGAAATGCAAAACCGCAGATTTACTTACGAACGCTATGCCGGTAAACCAGAGGGCAATCTGGCAAAAGCACAATATCAGTTAGCAAGGGATCAAGAGATGCGACGAGATGATCCATATTTTGCTAGTTTGCGGAAAGCGGCATTCCCAGCATTTGGAAATCCAAAATATGCGTCAGTAGAAAAGGCTTTAAAAGCATACGAAGCCACTGCACCAATGCCATCTACAATTCTGGATAAAAACAAAAAGGCACGATAATGGCTAGTCTTGCTGACCTCTTAACGTACTCACAAAACCTAGCGAAGAAATACATTTCCCTAGACACGCCTAAAGATCAGACCTTGGGCGAAACCTTGGGTGATGTAGCTATGGGGTTTGTGCCGGGTTTAGGTACAGCACAGGGAGCCAGAGATTTTGAACGGTCGCGCAGGGAAAACGATTGGTTAGGTATGGGATTATCTGCGGCCAGCATGATTCCAGTCGCTGGTGGCGTTGTTAAGGCTGGCAAGACTGCTACTAAAGCCTCAAAGATTGCTGAAGCATTAGAGAAGATGCCTAAGCGCATGAGCAAAGCAGAAGGCGAAGCATTAGGGCTGTATCACGACATTGGCGGTGGCATTAAACTCAGCAAGCCTGTATCAGAAATGCAATCTGAGCATGTTCTTAATTTAGATATGCCATTAGCAGAACGTAAGATTTTAACGCCTGAGCAAATGGTAGGCGGTTATGCCATTCCATTTGTAGGAGATAGGGCAAGGACTGGCACATTTTTAACTTCTGTAGAAGGAAAACCGTTATCCAGTCGTGTGGCTATGGAAGGCGGGCCAGATTATATGCTGGCACATACCATCCCCGAAACCGGTAAAAGCGGAATTTGGGCATCTGATACAGGTGTAATATCTAAATTAAATAGAACTGCTCAGGAAGCAGCTAGAGAAGGAAAGCCTGTATATGGCGTTTATTCTGCTATGTCTCCAACGGGTGTGAATTTCAACACAATGTTGACTGAAGCCGTGATGAATCAATTTGATCCATCAAAGTTAAACAAAAGGCAAATAGAACAATTTAACGATGCAGTGCGTAACGTCACAGCCCGAAATGCTAAGGGTGAATTGGTACATCCCGGTGGTCACTTCGTTGGAATTGAAAACCCTAAAGCCGCTGAACAATTGCTTCGATACGGCGAAGGCGATTTGCGCAAAACATTTATTGAACGCATGAATACTGCTGAATTTCAGAAAATGGGATTCCCTGATGTACCTGCAACTCGCGCAGCAATTACAGAACCAGAACTTATAAACGCATCATTGGGTCAATCTGGCAGAACTATTGCTAAAATCAGCCCAGAACTAGCAATCAATCCAAACCCTGCCGTACCGCATAAAACCTACAATACACAATTGATGGGAGATTATGCTGGCGGCTTAGAAACTGAAGTGCCATCACAAGTCATGTTTCCTAACTTCTACAATCAGCGTAGAGCATTGGGCAAGGCTCCATCTAGTGACTGGCGATCATATTCAATGAGCAATGTAGTACAGCCACTTAACCAAGAATGGCTAGATCAGTTAATGCAATATGTAGAAAAAACAAAGGCTGGTAAATAACAAATTTGTTAATGTAGTATCCTTTCACAACCTGTTAAAAAACAAACACATGGCTGCGCGAAAAATACACACGACTTTACGAGACGATTGGAAGGCTAAAATACAGGCCAGCCAGATCGTTAATGGCTTTATGCTGCACTTTAACGGCAAGAGAGAGTTATCGGCCACCCAGATTAAGGTGGGCGAGATACTGCTGCGTAAGGTCGTACCAGACCTTGCTAGGCAGGAACTTACTAGCGCAGAGGATGGCCCTGCTGAACTGATCGTCAGGTGGAAGGAGCCTAAATAATGGCAAAGGGCGATTTCAGGTTGCGCAAAACGCTATGGGACAGATTCTATGAGAAATTTGTCCCAGAACCCAATTCTGGTTGCTGGCTTTGGACGGCATCAGTGTCAGAGTTTGGTTATGGCGTGATCGGACTAGGCCACAGACAAGAAGGTACGGACAAAGCGCATAAAGTGTCGTACCGCCTACATAAAGGCGAAATACCTGCTGGCCTGAATGTATTGCACTCCTGCGATGTTTCAGCGTGTGTGAATCCCAATCATCTTAGACTTGGAACCCTGTCTGACAATATGCAGGACTGCGTAAAAAGAAAACGCAACTTTATGCCAGACAATCGTGGTGAAAGAGCGTCATGGTCTAAGTTGACCCTGAAAGATGTTGAAGATATAAGAACCAAAAGGCTGCCCGGAACTCATTTCGCAAAGCTGTATAAAGTAAGCAAAAGCGCGATTTATGAAATCTGGAGAGGCAAGAATTGGCAGCTACAGAGATAGAACTCGATTACCAACCACGAAGGGCGTTTATGCCTTTCCATGATAGGAGTCAGCGGTGGGCGTGTTTAGTAGCCCACCGGCGTTAAGTGCTGGTAAAACAGTAGCCGCTATTAATGACATTATCCGTGCAGCCATTACATATAAGGGGCCAAATCCCTTATTTGGCTATGTATGCCCTTACCGTACGCAAGCAAAGTCAGTAGCATGGGATTACCTAAAAACGTATGCAGCCCCTATCACTGCATCAACTAACGAAGCTGAATTGACAGTAAGGCTAGTGAACGGGGCTGTCATACGCCTCTTTGGTGCTGACAACGCTGACTCTATGCGCGGCTTAGGCTTTAGCGGCATCTTTCTAGACGAATATGGCGATTTCAGACCTAGCGTATTCGGGAACATTATTCGACCTGCATTGGCAGACAAACAAGGCTGGTGCGTTATGGCCGGTACACCCAAAGGCCGTAATCAGTTCTACGATGTGATGAAGATGGCTGAGAACAGCGATGAGTGGTTTTGTCTCAAGCTGCCGGCCAGTAAATCAGGATTGCTACCACCATCAGAACTGGAAGCAGCCAAGGCGCAATTAACAGAGGATCAGTTCCTACAAGAGTTTGAGTGCAGTTTTGATGCCGCTATTGTGGGTGCAATCTGGGGTAAGGAGATGCGTCAGGTTGATCACGAAGGCCGTATCACTGAAGTGCCATACCAGCCAACAGTGCCAGTGCATACCGCATGGGACTTGGGCTACAGAGACGATACTGCGATATGGTGGTATCAAGTCATCAGGGGTGAGATTCATGTGTTGGACTTCTATTCAGTCAGCGGAGCCAGCATTGCTGAACTTGCTGATGTGGTGTTAAGCAAGCATTATGTGTATGGCAAGCATCACCTACCACATGACGCTAGGGCCAAGACATTAGCCTCTGGTGGCAAATCCATCATTGAGCAAATGGCAGCGCATTTGGACATAAAACACTTAACAATCGTCCCAGATTTAGGATTACAGGACGGAATTCAGGCAGTTCGTAGGATGTTGCCAAGAGTGTGGTTTGACAAGCGTTGTGAGGATGGGGTTGAAGCACTACGTCAATATGAGAGAGAATACGATGAAGATAAGAAGGCGTTTAGGCAGACACCCAAGCACAACTGGTGCAGTCACCCTGCTGACGCTTTCCGAATGTTAGCAGTCGCTTGGCAAGCAGAGCCTACAGCTTCAGTGCCAAAAGAAGAGAAGGTACTTATCGTTGGGCCTGACAATGAAGTTACGCTTAACGATATGTGGCAAATACATCAACAATCCATGTCAACGCGCAGGAACAGAATATGAGCGGTATTCAAAACCCATTTAACTATCAATACGAAACAGTGGCGGCCAGCCAAACAGCGCAAGTGCTGGGTGGTACAGGCGCAGTCGGTGACAATCTTCACCGTATCGTTGTAAACGTGACAGCTACGGCTACTAGCGCGTTTTCAATTTTGGACAACGCCACAACGATTCTGAGCGTGGCTAACAGCGTGTTAGCTAACGGTGTTTACACTTACCAATTTGACGTTGCTAGTCAAAGCGGTGCTTGGAAAGTAACGACCGGCGCAGGTGTGCAGGTTATCGGCATTGGCAAATTCACTCAATAAGGCGTAAATCATGGGTAAAGAGAAACAAACAGTTACCTTGGACGGCGTAGAACACAACATCGAAGATTTGACTCAAGAACAGCAATTGATGGTGCAGCACATCGGTGACTTAGACCGTAAGCTGGCCTCGATGCGTTTCAATATGGATCAGATTCAGGTTGGTCGTGAAGCATTTATCACAATGCTGAAAAAGACATTAGAAGCTAAATAATTATGGAACCTATCCGTTCTACTGGTTTGGAAAAGTACCTGTCCACTGTGGGCGGGTACGAAAACGAGTTTGCTAAATGGTTATCGCGTGTTAAGAAGATTCTTAAACGCTATCGTGATGACACTCGTGGCCAATCCGGTAATGAAACGGCTAAGTTCAATATCTTATGGTCTAATGTTCAGACGCTAATCCCAGCGGTCTATTCCAAGTTACCTAAAGCAGATGTATCCCGGCGATTCGGTGACATCGATCCTGTCAGCCGTGTGGCTGGTTTGTTGCTGGAACGTGCTATCGACTTTGAGATAGAGCATTACCCAGATTTCCGTGCTGCGATGAAACACGCTGTTGAGGATCGTTTCCTCGGCGGTCGTGGTGTGGCATGGGCTAGATACGAGCCGCATGTACGCACTCAGGAAATGCCTGATGACGGGTTAGAGATCACCGATAAGATCGAAGCTGGCGAATCCGCCGAAATGGAGATGCCAGAGGAGATTGACTACGAATGCGCAGTAGTTGATTACGTCCACTGGCGTGACTTTGGACATTCTCAAGCCCGTACATGGGACGAAGTGACCTGCGTATGGCGTTGGGTGTTCATGGGCTATGACGCTCTTGTAGAACGCTTTGGTGAAGAAAAGGCCAAGCGCATACCGCTAGACCAAGGCCCTGAACCGCTAAACGCTTATAACGAGTCTAAGAAGTCGCAGAACCGTGCCAAGATATGCGAACTGTGGGACAAAGAAACACTCAAGGTGTACTGGTTCAGCAAGTCTGTCCCTGACTTTATTGATGTGCGTGAAGACCCGCTAGGTTTAGAGGGTTTTTTCCCATGCCCTAAGCCGCTATACGCCACCACAACAAGCGATAACCTGATCCCAGTACCAGACTTCACCCTGTACCAAGATCAAGCCCAAGAACTTGATATTCTGTCTGACCGAATTGACGGTCTGGTCAAGTCACTGCGAGTGCGTGGCGTGTATGACGCATCACAACCAGCACTTCAACGTTTGCTGACAGAAGGCGATAACAATTCGCTTATTCCTGTAGATAAGTGGCTGGCATTTGGCGAAAAGGGTGGCTTGAAAGGTTCTATCGACCTGTTACCTATCGACACGCTAGCAATGGCATTGAATCAGTGCTATCAGGCCCGTTCCGACATCAAGGCACAGATTTATGAGATCACTGGCATCAGCGACATTATTCGCGGTGCGAGTTACGCCTCCGAGACGGCTACTGCACAACAGATTAAGGGTCAGTACGCCGGGCTACGGTTACGAGCCATGCAGGAAGATGTGGCACTGTTTGCCAGCGAGATTATCCGTCTTAAAGCGCAGATCATTTGTACTAAGTTCCAGCCACAGACGATATTGGCTTATGCCGCTGCCGAACAGATGCAACCTGCCGACCAGCAGTTGATCCCACAAGCACTTCAATTGCTACAAGACAAGCCGCTACGCAATTTTCGTGTAGAAGTTGCTGCTGACACACTTGTACAATTAGACGAACAACAGTTAAAGCAAGACCGTATGGAATTCCTGCAAGCCTTTGGTGGGTTTATGCAGCAAACCATGCCAGCAGTTCAGCAGACACCACAGATTGCGCCATTGATGGTTGAGATCATGAAATTTGGCGTGGGTGCGTTTAAGCAAGCCAAGCAGCTTGAAGGTGTATTGGATCAAGCCCTGCAACAGTATCAGCAAGGTCAGGGTCAGCAAGGGCCAAGCGCAGAACAACAACAGGCTCAAGCCGAACAGCAGGCTGAACAGGCGAAGTTACAGGCTCAAATGCAGCTTGAACAGGCTAAGATGCAAGCCAATATGCAGATTGAGCAAATGAAGCTACAAGCCGAACAACAGATTGAAGCGCAAAAAGCTGAGATGGAATCTGCTCGACAGCAGCAAGAGCAGCAACTCAAGGCTATGGAGATTGCACAGCAAGAACAGTTTGATCGCTGGAAAGCTGAATTGGATGCTGCTACAAAGATACTTGTGGCGCGTATCGGTGCAAATCCCGGTGTTGACATCACAATGCTTGAAGATCAGACCCCGATTGTTGAGAAGGCAGTGGAAGATTTGGGCAACACCGTTGCAGCAGCTATTAACCACATGACAGCACTTCACGACAACACAACGCAGATGCACGGTGCGACATTGAATCAATTAGGCGAATTGATGAACACAATGAAAGCACCGAAGCGCATCATTCGTGGGCCAGACGGTCGTGCTGCTGGAGTCGAAGTAGTTTCTACTGAGGTAATGTAATGGCTTTGGTAATTAAAGACCGTGTACGGCAAACATCAACGACAGCCGGAACGGGAACGATTACGCTGTCAGGATCGGTTACGGGATTCCAAGACTTTACTGTTATTGGGACAGGTAACACGACCTATTACACAATTGCCGACCAATCAGGGGCTAACTGGGAAGTGGGGCTAGGTACTTATACTGCGCCAAATCAATTATCACGGGATACTGTGTATGAATCGTCCAACAGCAACAACTTAGTTAATTTCGGCTCGAACATTAAAGATGTATTTGTCACACTGCCAGCAGAAGGCTTTGCCTCACCACCAGCCATCGGCGGCACTACGCCTAATGCTATTACTGGTACTACGGTAACGGCTAATACTGATATTAAATTACCAGAAAGGATAAATCTTGGTAATGACATCTATGGTGTCATTCAGATGCAGGACGGCGGCGATGGATATGATTATCTGAACATTTACGGCGCAGATATATATAGTAATGTTTATCCAGTGGCTTTTCCCGGTGGACTTAGTATTACTGGTGGTGTTCTTACTATAAATACAACAGCAACAGCAATAGGATACGTTTCTTATGGTGACGGAACATTAAGCGGCTTTATCCGTCTTTATGATTCAACAAATACAGAATCTATAAAAATTCAATCCTCAACATCATTAGCAAGTTCTTTTACTTTAACCCTCCCAACTTCAGCCGGATCAAACAACCAAGTACTAAAGACTGATGGCTCTGGTAATTTAAGTTGGCTTGATTTTGGTTCGCCCCCGGCTATTGGTAATACAACTCCAAACTCAGGTGCATTTACAACAATCACTAGAACTGGCGCAGAAACAATCACCGCGATTACTGATCCATCTGCACCATCTAATGGCAACGTAGCGTTTTACGCTAAAACCTTTGGCGGGTATCCAACACTTGCCGCCCGTAACGCATTGAATACGCCTTTTGGTTTGCAGTCGGCATTGTGGAATAAAAATTTCTATTTATGGACAAATGCAACTAGCACAAATGGTTTTTGGCTTGGTGTAGGTGGCACAGGTAACGGTACATTTGCTATTGTTTCACCTACTGTCGGTGCAACAAAATATCAGACAATAAAACGATCCACTTATTCAAATGTTATTACCACTACAAATCAGATTTTGGGAGTCACGGCGGCACAAACTGGTTTTTTTCGAGGAAGTGTTGCAGGACAAGGTGGATTTTTTTATCACGCTCGATGCGGATTTGATGTATGGACAAATGGCGGTAGATTCTTTGCTGGGCTATCAGTAGCCACAACTGTTGCTTCTGCTGATCCATCCACAGTAAACCAGACTGTTGGTTTTTGCGTAGACGCAGCCGACAATGGCGCAATATCGTTTTTAACTCGTGGCACTGCCGCAACAAAAGCAAGCACTGGGTATACGATTACATCTAACAAAGGATATGACTTGTATATCTATTGTTCGCCAAATTCCAGCCAATATACATGGCAGATTGTAGATATTAACGCTGGCACATCGGCATCTGGTACGGCTACGGCAAACTTGCCAACAAATACCCAATTACAATATCCATACGTTTTAGCGAGTAATGCAGCATTAACACCTGCCAACTCAATTACACTTGGCGTTGCCAAAATTTATGTAGAGAGTGATTACTAATGACCGCAACAATTACATGGCACGTCACCGAACTTGGCGTAGAAAATCGGCTAGTAGACGGACACGATGATATGGTGTCTGTCGTGTACTGGGAGTGTATTGGTTCGCAAGATGTAAATGGCAATACTTATATTGCAACTTTATGTCGCAATACTGTTATCCCATACAATCCAGCCCATCACTATGTGCTGTATGCCGATTTGACCGAAGCAGAAGCATTGGAATGGGTATTTGAGCAAGGAACGGTTAAAGCCGATACTGAAGCTGAAATCCAAGCAATGATTGACGCACAGGTCACCCCACCAATACTTACACCAGCGTTGCCTTGGGCTAACTAATGTTTGGTTTTGGCGCATTTGCTGAACTACCATTCTGTAGTCTTAGCATTGCAGCCGCACCTACGCCTGTCGTTGTTATCGACACGCATGACGGTGAAGAAAAACGCAAGAAACGCTATCAGGAAGAAATAGAAGCCAAGAACAAGAAGAAAGCCGAACTTAAGGCGATCTACGAAGAATTGGTTGAAGGCAAGCCACGAATAGCAGAAGAAATCGTTGCTCCGTTCATGGTCGTGACAGAGGACGTTAAGACTGCTACCGTCACGCCAGTAATAGATTACGACAAACTGTTAAGCAGTTTAGACACAGTACAAAAACTTTATCGCGAATATCAAGAGTTAGACGATGAGGAAGTCCTGTTACTACTATGAAACGAACCTACATCTGGGTTGATGGCGAGATGGTGGAGAAACCATCGTCCGTAGCGCGTAACCACCATTACGTTATCCAAGACGAAATTAAGCCCTACAAGTCAATGATTGACGGGCGAATGATTGACAGCCGCACTAAGCACAAACGGCATCTTAAAGAGAACAACTGCTTTGAGATTGGCAACGAGGAATTTGCGCCTAAGCGTGAGACAAAACTAGTCAACAGCCAACGCAAGGAAATCCTGCGTGACCAACTTCACAACATGACCGACCGAGATGCTAACAAGATTCTCGACCAAATCCGTGACCATATACGCTTCACAAACTACAGCAGGAGATAGCGATGGCGATTGACGATATTAACGCAGTGGATTCAGACGCAAGAAAGAATCTGTTAGAGGAACAGTTTACCGAAATCGAAAACAACGAAATGGCAGAAACGCCAGAAGTTGTTAAGTCCGAGCGTGTACGGGATGAAGCTGGTCGGTTTGCTACTGAGCAAGCACCTGCTGAAACACCAGAAGTTAAACAAGAAGAAGAACCAATCTGGAAGCGTCCACCTGCAAGCTGGAAAAAGGATTATCACGAAGCGTGGAAAACTGCTGATCCTCGATTGCAAGAATATGCCTGGCAGCGTGAAGAACAAATGCGGGCAGGTGTTGAGCCGCTGATTCAAAAAGCACAGTTTGCCGACCAGATGCACGAAGTGATTCAGCCCTACATGAACACTATTCGTGGATTAGGTATTGAACCGACACAAGCTGTTAAGGCACTGATGGAAGCAGATCACACTCTGCGTAATTCATCACCAGATCAGCGTATGCAGTACTTTATGCAGCTTGCACAATCTTATGGGATTAACCTTGGCAATCAGCCAATGGCTCCAGTAGATAACACTGTGTACTCACTGCAAAACGAACTGAACAAAATTCGTGGTGAGATAGGCTCATGGAAAGAAATGCAAGAACAACAACAAAACCAAGTGTTGTTAGGCGAGATTAACAACTTTGCATCTAAAGCGGAGTACTTTGAAGAAGCGCGTCCTGCGATGATTCAGCTATTAAATGTGGGACTAGCGCAGACTTTAGATGAGGCTTATGATAAAGCCATTAGATTGACTCCAGAACTCTTTGAAACTGTACAACAGCAACACAATGCGAAGGTGCAGCAACAGAGAAGTATGGAGGCTAATCGGGCGGCGAAAGCTGCTCGTGCTGCTGCGGTCAGCGTCAGAAGTTCCACACCCGGAGCGACAACGGCATCCAAAGCGCAAGATAGGCGGTCACTACTCGAAGAACAATTCGGAGAGATCAGTAGCCGTGTTTAACCAACCTGATTAGGAGACTTTCATGGCATTTGCCAATTCCTCAATCAGCGACATCATTGCGACTAACATTCAAAGCCGCTCTGGTGAACTCGCTGACAACGTGACGAACAACAATGCGTTGCTTCGCCGCTTAAAAGAGCGTGGGAATGTAAAAACATTCTCAGGCGGTAACGTGATTTTGCAAGAAATCATGTACAACGACAGCACCACCAACAACACCAACAGCTACTCTGGCTATGAAGTGTTGAACGTAGGTCAGAACAGCCCGATCTCTGCTGCTCAGTTCAGCATTGCTCAGTACGCTGCTGCTGTGTCTATCTCTGGTCTGGAAATGATCCAGAACAGCGGTAAAGAAGCGATCATCGACCTGCTCGATGGCCGTATGCAAGTAGCCGAAGCCCAACTTGCTAACCGCATCAGCGGTGACCTGTATGGTGACGGTACTGGCAACAGCGGTAAGAACCTGACTGGTCTTAAAGCTGCGGTTTCTGCTTCTCCGGCCAGCGGCACTTACGGTGGTATTAACCGTGCTACTTGGTCTTTCTGGCGTAACTATGCTTACTCTGGCGTGTCCGATGGCGGTGCTGCTGTTTCTGCAAGCAACATTCAACAGTACATGGACACTGTAGCCGTTCAGTTGGTTCGCGGTACTGACAAACCTGACTTGATCGTTGCTGACAGCAACTATTACCGTTTGTATCTGCAATCACTGCAGGCCATTCAACGTATTTCTAGCGAAGGCAGTGCTGCTGCTGGTGCTGGTTTTGCAAGCCTCAAGTACTTCGGTGCTGGTATGGCTTCTGACGTTGTACTGGACGGTGGTATCGGTTCCAGCACTTATGATGGTGGTTCGGGTAATGCTAACCGCATGTACTTCCTGAACACCAAGTACCTGATGTTCCGTCCACACAAAGATCGTAACTTCGTGCCGATCGGTGGCGAACGTCAAGCAGTAAACCAAGACGCGATTGTGAAGCTGATTGGTTGGGCCGGTAATTTAACTTCTTCAGGCCCGCAATTCTGCGGCATCCTGAGTGCTTAATAGGAGATAAATATCATGGCAAGCACATTTGGTATTCTTAATTATGCTGCTCCGAATTTCGCTGCTAAAGACACTACTCCAGTAGTGGCCGTTGGTACGCCTAATCTCGGCAATCAGAACGACACTTGGGTATATGTCAAAGCAACTGAAGCTGTGGCTACTGGTACTTGTACTGTAGATGCCTCTTTCAATTTGACCGATGCTGCCGGTAGTTATACCGCAGATACGGCATTTGCAAGCGGTGAATACGGCTGGGTACGCAAGACCACTTCTCCGTTGTAATGTAAATCTAGGGGGCGGTTCGCTGCCCCCTTTCTTTAGGAGATATATATGGCGTTTCCTTCGCGTGTCTTAGGCGCAGGTACATCTGGCGGTACGACAACTGCTATTTGCGGCGATGTTGCAAATACGTTGACGGCCACTGGATCGGCTGCGGGTGATGCTCTTGCTTTGTCTGCTGTTGTAAATCGCGTATCAACGACTGCTGCTTCTACTGGCGTTAAACTTCCCCCTGCGGAAGCTGGCGCGATGATGGTAGTAATCAATGATGGTGCTAGTTCATTGACTGTTTATCCACAAACGGGATCAACG